GTCCCTAAAGTAAGGGTAGCTGTTGTATTTGCCAAATTTCGTAAGCCACTTAGAGATGCTCCTGAAGCTAAGCTATTAATGTGAGATAGCCACAATGAGTTATCTTCATTGAGTAAGAAAGTATCTACTGCACTAAGTGTAGCTGTACTATTAAGTAAACTGTCATCTAATATAAATTTATTAGCAGCAGGATAGGGCTGGCTTTCTGCATTAAGTCCTAGAGTTAAGACTGAATCTTCATTATTGTTACCATAGTTTAATGTTAAAAAGCTATTTGCCTGACTGTCTAACTCGGCTAACAATGCAGGTTCTGCTAAGTAGCTTAAGGTAGCATTATATACTACTGCTATTCTGACCCCTGCTGGCTTAAATGCCTGAATTGCTAGCCAAATGCTCTCGTCTAATGGTCTATCTATATTTACAGTAATAACACCATATCTATAATAGCTTCCCTGCATGTAGTAAATACTATCCATTTTAGACTTGTCTAAGTAAAAAATATTTTGCCAAGGCTCAAAAACGGTAATAGTGGCACTCTGATCATCTAAAGCATATTTGATACCCTTAATAATTGAAGATGCCGTTCCCCTGCCTAAGAGTAAGTACTGTACTATTCTATACCTATAGCTATCATCATCTTCCTTAGTTTTACGAAGGACACCAAACCAATAGCCCCAATAGTCTAAGTAGGAACCAGAAGCTGTATTAAGGCTAGATTGCATTCTACTTGGTATAAGCTCTTTTTCTGCATCACTTAATGCACCTGCAATAGCATGCAGAACTGCACCATTGGCAGAGCCCTCATTTGTGTTTTCTTCCCTTCTTAGTAAGGGGTGTAAGTTTTTCCAAAAGTTCAACTTCTACCTGCTTTCTAGCCTATGTCTAAGTCTGTATTAAAGTTCCCTTGAATACAACTTGCAATGATTACTTCACCTGGTCTAATAATCTGATTAGGCAATGTATCTGTTGCTACTATCTTACCTGAACCACCATTAGCAGTATCCATATCGTCTATTCCATTAGTAGTACTGCCATCATAGTAGACATCTGATATTATTGCGCTATAGCCCATTATGTATTTGGTTAGTTCATTCTGAACTAGATATTGTCCCGCTGTAAATGATTGCAGATATTTCTTTACATATTCTGCTAAGCCTGTTTGGAAACTATCATCTACTAATGAGCTATCTGTTACTGCTATCTCAAAAGTAATGCCTTTAACAAGCTTGCTTACTGGGCTTACTGACCAAGGTATCCCAACCGGTCTGTATAAGTTTACTGCATTTGTTACTTGATCCATCATATAAGGATTTAAGTCACCATTAGCATCGTGTGCATATACTATAAACTTACCAGTAGTTTCATATACATACACGCCAGCTACCCCAGGCACACTTCTAGCTGCATAATCTACTGCATTAACTGTAGCCCTGCCACGTGTGGCAACAAACTGTCTAAACCGCTGAAGCACGCTGTCTGTACTTTCTTCATTAGTACCCGTGGCAAAAGGCTCTTCATTAGTAGCTGTCTTAGATGTTATCTGTGTTGAAGACATAGTATCTATATAGTTACTATCTATGTTACCTATTGTACCTAATTGCGTGCAATATACAACCACCTGAAAGCTACTTGTACCTGTGTCTATAAAATAGCTGTCCTGCGTTACAAACATGATACTCTCTGCTGTGTCTTTACTGGAGTAAAACGAGGTACCTTTTGCAAGAACTAAAGGTGCTGCCAATGGGGTAGACAAGGTTACTGTTACGTAGCCAAAAGCTGCCGTAGCATCTTTAGGGGTAAAGCCAAAGGCATCTAATACACTGTGCCTAATACCCCACAAGATATTTTCTATACTTAATGTATACAACTGCTCTAATTCCATTGCTTCTGCTTCATAAATAGATCTAATGATAGAGCCCGGAGTAAAGTCTGTTATTTCTGATGTATGTGTAGAAGTATAGTCAATGAGTCCACCAAGGATATCAGATATACTTTTCTTTCTTATATTAGCTAGTATGCTTGTCATTATAATTCCTTACCTACTGTATACTAAAGTCATTATTTTCATGCTTTCTGTTCCTTATAAAAGGTTATAAATTAATTAGATTTTTATAACTTTGGAACGGTTGCTTTCGTCATCATCAGTATTCTGACTCGATTATACAATCTCGCCACATGGACTGACTCTTAAAGCTTGTAGGGTGAAGCCCACCCTAGTAATCTCTAGGGTAGGCTACCCTACATAATTCTTAATATTTTCAACTGCATTTTCGTCTCTATCTAAGACTGCTCCACAGTTATAACAATAATATGTTTGATGCTCATGGTGTATGGAGTCACCAGACAAGGTCTGTTTGCCCCCATATTCATCCTTTGTTTTTCTAAACCCACAGTTACTACATAATTGTGTAGAGGGATAAGTCCTAGGCAGTACAACTAGCTTATTGTGATACCAAGAACATTTGTAAGTTAACTGTTCTCTAAATTTTCTAAACAAAGACCTATGTAAGTTCTTGCCCATCTTTCTAGACATCTGCATATGTTTGACATCTAAGTCTTCAATATGAATTTCGTTGTAAGTGTGAGTTAAATAGTAAGTGAACTTATGCAATATATCGGATTGTATCCGATTAACTCTAGAGTAATCTCTTTGCAGTTTGGCTCTCACTGCATCATAGTTCTTACTCCTGAAGTTAGTTGGATTTACAAGTCGTTTTTTAGCAAGCATTCTTTGGTAATGGCCTATCCTGTCATATAGCTTATCTAACTTCTTTGGGTAAATCATGACAGTTTCTTTATTGCCATAATTAAACCTTTTTATATTAGCATCTATACCTACAACACCTTTAGTTACAGGAACTTCATTGTCCTCAGTATCTATCATTAAACTGGCAGAGTAACCATGTACATCTTTGGTAATAACTGTTAACTTTGTCTTCCCAGTAAATCTTATTGGCTCACTCATACGTATGCCATACCAGTTGCCTTTAGAAACACACAGAGGTTTATCTAAAATGAGCTTACCATCCTTAACTGTAGCCATATCAGTTGCAAAGCTTTGTTTGCTATGCTTAGCAGACTTAAACTTAGGCTTGTTATGATCTGGCATATTAGAGTTAAAGAAGTTTCTCCAACCTCGTGCAAGATCCGCTACAGCCTTTTGCAAGACTCTGGAGGAATAGTTATACTGCCAGTCCTTCTTGTTTCTAACAAGTTCATTTACAACACTAAACCTAGTAGGTCTTAGACTTTTATCCTTCATAACTACACTGGCATCATATTGACTATTCCAAGTTTCAAGAGCTTGGTTATAGCAATATCGTGAATATGAGCATAAGTCTTGTATGACTGCAAGCATATGACTATTGGGATATAGCCTAACTTTATGAGTCTTGAGCATTAGTTTCACCTTCTTTCTATGTTTCATAGCATCATCTTAAAAGATGCTAGCATGGCTTAAACTACTTGTCAACAACTTACGCATACTTATAAGTAAGTAGTAATCGTTAGTAAGCTACTGTATGCTAAAATCATTATCTTTATCTTTGTTTATATATAAAATAAAGTCCTCATTAAAATCTTGCAAAGTAACATTCCAAGATGAGTGATAGTTTTCTTCATCTAAGCTATAAGTAATCAATGATACATTCTCTATCCGTGAATCTGATAGTAAACAACGGGATAATTCATTAGTTATATTAATTGCTGTCTGGTCGCCTGTTGGACTGCCTATAATATCTTGAATATTACTCCCATAGTCAGGATGCATAATCAAAGACCCTTTAGGTGTAAGTATATGTAGTAGTAATGTTTGCTTTATATTCTCTAAACCTGATACTAGTGCAAGATCCCTAGACTTCCTATAGCCACCTGCTACTTTATCTTCTCTATATCTGGTAGTACCGCTTAGTTGAAGAATATTATTGTCTACACCATGTGGGTTAAAATAGGCTGGACTGCCATTAACTTTAAGGTCTGTACCTAAAATGGTGGTCATAATATTTTTATGGTCACGCTTAGTTAGTGATTCAGCATCTACACCTGCTAAGTCTGAAATAATAGGTATTACTATTGTATCCCCTATAGAAACAAGATGCCCCACATTAGTTAACTTATCTTGACTGCTATTCACTATATATGGATACTGCAGATTATTTGCTTGTGCCAAAGTGTACCATTGCGTTGCATCACCCATTTCCTGCTCTGCTATAGTCTGCAAGGTATCATCTATTGCAATAACATGCTTCTTATATCTTGCCATTAATTTACACCTGACTTAATTACTTCTAATTGATTCTTAATAATACCTAAAGCAACATTCAAGTCTATCACACTTGCACATAAGGCATTGTATTCCATGTTACTGCTTAAGGCATCAATTATGTAATCTGCATTAGCTATTGTTTGTAAAATATCGCCACGGACAACATTGCTAAGCAGATTTTTATTATAGGTAAGTGCATAATTATAGCAAAAGGTTTCTGCCATTAATGACTGAATTGCTATATATAGTTTACCACCATGCTGTGCTATATCTGTGTTGTTCAACTGGTACAACAATTCTTTATCTGTTAAGTCAATAGAACTTTGCACTGTTACATACTGGTCTAGGTTAGGAAGCATTGTTGTCACTAAAGTATTTACTTTTAACTTTGGTGTATAAAAGTCTGAAACATAGTCTAGGGTATCTGAATCACTGCTAAAGGTGTTCTGCAATATACTACCGTCCCCAGCCAAAGGAATATTTACTAAAAAATGATATAAGTCTATGCCAATATTCATTAGTGACCACCTCCCATAAGCTCATTTAACTTAGCCTGTGCCTGTGCCCGTGCCTTTGATGTTGCATGTGTATCCTCTAGTGTTTGAACTGCAGCATAGTAGGCATCCTTTGTTGTAGATGTACTATCATTTGACCCTATATGTATTGACTGCCCTGTTCCTGTACCTGTTTGACTATCTACTTGTCTGTCCTGTGCTGGAGTACCTGACCCCTTTACAACAATAAAAGCAATAACAAAATTAAAAAGCAAAGGGTTGTCTACTGTACGTTCATACTGGATACCTTCCTTAGCTATAGTAACTGTATAGTATTTGCCATCTGTGTAATTGTTAAAAGATAGCTCCGTAGATGGCTGTGCACCATTCTGTGTGTCATTTTGATAACGCTGCAATAAAGTAAATAGATTATTAAATCTTTCTTTGCCTGTTTGATTTGTACCGTCCTTACGCCAGCCTGTGTTACCTGAAATGGTTATGACCCCTAAGTCTGGGCCAAACTGCTGGATAACATTTGTGTTCTGTGTCTTATACGTTGATGCTCTTTGTGGTCTGCTATAATGGTACTCTTGTGGGTTAACTGCAAAATCTACTGTAGTTCCTGAGTATGATATAGACATGCGTTTTACAGATGTCATGCTGTCACCTAATCTTTCTATGTATCAACAATAATATAGCAATTTACGCAAAATATGGCAAAAATAAATGGCACACCAGCTCAATGCCGGTATGCCATTTCCATTAAATTAATCTATAACTTTATTCAGTTTTTTCACTTGAGGCTGTTCCAGCAGGTGCAGTATAGTCATTACTGCTTGCTTCAGCCTTAGCAGTAGGTGAGCCTAAACCAATGAGTTCTTTTGCCAAACTTTCCTTGCTTTTGCCAAATACATCGGATTGGTCTAATGTTATAAGACAAGAAGAGATGATAGGCTTTGCTGCTGGATCATAAGTAATATAATAGACATCTGCTTTATTTGTAATATCATCAAAAATGATTGAATTAATTGTAATGTGCATCTTAAATTTCTCCTATAGTATGTATGCTCTCATTAATATTATATACCCTGCTTGCAAATTTGTAAACATTGTGAACTACTCGGTCATGAACGACTGAGTTTCTGGGAACATGAAGTAGTATTTAGGATGTTACATCAGTATTCTGAATACCTAACTTACAGAACTTCATTATTTTA